CCATGAACGAATTACCTAAGCATATTTCCTATTCCAGTTTTACCACTTGGCAAGAGTGTGGCTGGAAGTATTATCTACAAAAGGTTGAAGGCGTTAAAGAAGCCCACGCAGTGTGGTTTACTGGTGGCTCTGCCGTCCATAAGGCTACTGAAAACTATGACCATGCTGGCGTAGTAACGCTAGACTCTGCCTATCTTGATTTGATATGGAATGATGTTTGGTTCCAACAGGTTCAAGATGATGAAGCAATCAATGGTGACATGAACACTTGGCAGTACGCTAAGAAGGAAGACATGTCATGGTGGTACGGAGAAGGTCGCTGGATGCTAGAGAACTGGGCTAAGTTCCGTAGCAACGGCTGGAACATCTACGAAGACTTTATCGAAAAAGAATATGAGATTGAAATTGATGATGCCACAGTCAAGATGGCAATTGACCGTGTGATGGTGGACTTCGAGGGGAATCGGGTGCTCCTCGATATCAAAACTGGTGCGTCATCCCAGAGGCATCCTTTGCAACTTGCGGTCTATGCGTGGGCCCTCAACAAGCAAGGGATTTCTGTCGACAAGGCAGGCTTCTGGGATGCACGTACTGGTCACATTTCGTTATGGAATCTGTCTAACCTGTATCCTGAACGCATAGAAGATTTACTAAATACTTTTGATAAGGCTCGCAAAGAGACTGTCTTCCTGCCTAACTTATCCAACTGTGGTCGATGTGGTATAACATCTTCCTGCAAGTATGTTAATGGACACGTTAGTTAGTGATATAATCCCAATTCTTCGCACAATAGATGATGCGGTGGATGCATGGGATAATATAGGGTTCAAACTCGAACATGAATGAGGGGATAAACAAATGACTGGTAACTTCCAAGTCAGTAGCAAACTCTACGATGGACGTATCTTCGTCGTAGCATCAGAGACCTATGCAGGATTCTGCGAGGCTCTAGAGCAAGCCGTAGGCGTTGAGGAGTCACAAGATGTCCTTAAGCAAATGGCACAGTCACTTGTAGGTGCACCACAGAATGCATCACAAGCGGTTGAGAATGTTCGTTCTGCGTATCCAAATGCACAGGTCGACCATACTGCTCATCCAACACAAACTGCAAGCAACACTATGGGTCCAGAGGCTAAGCGTTGTAGCCATGGAATCATGACAAAGCGACAGGGTTCAGGGGCTAAGGGACCTTGGAAGGGCTACATGTGCCCATCTCCAAAGGGTACTCCCGACCAGTGCCAACCTGTATTCATCCGTCGCAACGATGCAGAATGGGAATCTTTCTAAGAGATGAGAACACTTGCCCGCGCAGTAGGTAGCAAGGATATAGGTGGCGAACCGCTACCGACTGTCTTTCGTACCTTCGAATTAAACAAAGTCGTATTTCGGCGTGCTGAAATCTCGATGATTGCTGGTACACCTGGTGCTGGCAAGTCTTCTGTCGCATTAGCCCTAGCGTTGCGAGCAAAGGTTCCAACACTGTATGTCAGTGCTGATACCAATGCACACACTATGGCTATGCGATTACTCTCTATGATTACTGGCAAGCCTCAATCTGATGTAGAAGTTTTACTTGAGACTGAGGTTGCTACTTCTCGCAAAGTTATTAACGAACATGCTCAGCACATCTTTTGGTCTTTTGATTCTAGTCCTACGTTAGATGATTTAGACCAAGAGGTGGCTGCGTTCGAAGAACTATGGGGATGCTCACCTACTCTTATCGTTATTGATAACCTTATGGATATCTCTAATGATGGCGGAGAAGAGTTTGCAAACATGCGCTCTACTCTGAAAGAACTCAAGTACCTCGCAAGAGATACAAACGCTGCTGTTGTAGTACTTCATCATACGAAGGAGTCCTACACAGGTACACCGTGTCAACCACGCTCTGCTTTGCAGGGTATGGTTGCACAGTTACCTGCCCTTATTTGTACAGTTGGCTCTGATGCTCCTGGCTTTATTGCTGTGGCACCAGTGAAGAACCGTTATGGTAAGGCAGACCCATCGGGCAACACTGCTCTATGGTTGAACTTTAACCCTGAATACATGGATGTTTCTGACATCGCTGAGAGGTTAAAATGAGTTTCATTGACCCTATCGTTCCCAATCCTGATTGGGGTAATCCGTTTCCAAACGTAAACCCTGATGAGTGGGAAGATGACGATGATGACTAAACATATAAATGAACTGAAACCAGATTACACAAGGGCGATGGATATCCGTGGTGAGCCAACCATGGTATGCATCTGTGGAAGTTTCGTCTGGAATCTCAAGGTAGCATTCGCAGAGGATGGTACTATTGGGATGTATTTTCGAGATATGGAGTGTGCTGACTGTGGAACACAGGCAACCGCCCCAATTGAGGAGTAAAAATGAAACTAACAACATACGCTTGGATTATGGCTGCTGTAGTCTTTGTGGGAACTTTGCCTCACACTGTGGGTGCGATGTTTTTGGAGAGACAAATAGCAATCAGAGAGAACTGCGCTAAACCAATCTTTGGTGTGGTCTCTATATCTGAGATGAAGAAAATGGCAAAGTGGGTTGCTAAGGGTAAAGTCTTAGAAACTTACAAGAGTAACTATGAGTGGAAGGCACTGTTTACTCTATGGAACAAGGAGTCTCGCTGGGATTACACCGCAGACAATCCTCGTTCATCTGCTTATGGAATACCTCAAATACTCAATATGCCTGAGGACACTCCAATGATTGAGCAGATTGACTTAGGCCTCAAATACATAAAGCATCGCTACGGCAGTCCATCAAGAGCCTTAGCGTTTCATAACAAGAACGGCTGGTACTAAATGAGTGGTCGCGCCTCCAAGGCTAAAGGTGCAGGGGCAGAGCGAGATGTAGTAAAATACCTCAAGCAATGGTTTCCCTATGTAGACAGACGTCTTGCAGGTGCGACCCTCGATAAAGGTGACATCTCAGGTATTCCTGGTGTTACTATTGAAATCAAAAACCATGCCAAGATGGACTTGGCTGGTTGGACAGAAGAGTTGATAGTCGAGATGGCTAACGACAAGGCTTGGACAGGTGTGGTTGTGCACAAGAGGAAAGGGAAGGGGAACCCTGGAGACTGGTACGCAACCATGCCTGTACAGGTGTGGGTCGAACTCTTAAAGAAGGCATTAGATAAATGAAATACGATAAACCCAGTATCTCAGCGATACTAGAGCACTATGGTGCTACTGTTCCTACCCGACGTGGATGGTTCTCAATGAAGTGCCCATTCCACAGTGATAGTCACGCATCTGCTTCTGCTACAACTGACGACAATGCATTTTGTTGCTTTGCTTGTCAGATGAAGGGAGATGGATACGCTATCATTATGCAAAAAGAAGGAGTTGAATTTCGTGAAGCAATCACTATCGCAGAAGGAATCCTTAACGCGCGCGGCGAGGTACTACCACAGCGCTCTGCACGAGGCGGAGGATTATCTCGCAGAACGCGGAATAACAATGGAGGCAGCAACACGCGCACGCTTGGGCGTCGTGCTAGAACCGCTGACGGGGCATGAGACCTATATCAATCGGCTCGCGATTCCGTATCTTACGCGCTCAGGGGTGGTGGACATTAGATTCCGTTCAATGGACTTGTCAGAGCCGAAATACATGGGAATGGCTGGTGCGACAACGCATCTCTACAATGTTGGTGCGTTCTTTAGAGCGACCACATTTATTTCTATCTGTGAAGGTGAGATTGATACGCTCACACTCGATACTGTGTGCGGTATACCTGCGGTGGGGGTCCCTGGAGTCAACAACTGGAAAAAACACTACACCAGATTGCTACAAGACTTTAACCAAGTGTTCCTCTTTGCTGACGGGGATAACGCTGGTACTGATTTTGGCAAGTCTCTTTCTCGTGAATTGGGTAATCTTGTGGTAGTCCAGATGCCAGAAGGTGAAGATGTAAACAGCATGTATCGCAAGAATGGTGTAGAATATTTCCAACAAAAGATTGCGAGTATACAAGATGTTATGGCCGAATGATAAAGGTTTTTTTAGATGTGAGAACGAAGGTTGTGACTTCGATACGAATGATATCTTTGACTTTCTAGACCACTCAGGTGTTGAGTTTACTTGGGGAGTAAAGATTACTCCTAAGTATTCATTTGACCTGTTTGAGTTCCTGCAGTACCTATCTGATACAGTCAACCACGGTGACATTGAGGATGCTTACCTGTTGATTCAGGAGACAGCATTGGCATTTGTGAATGCCTCTAGTAACGAATTAGAAAAGCACATAGAAGAATCTATAGTTGCAGATGAAGCAAGCGCAGGAATTAAACACATAGAAAGGTTACTACGTGACAATTAGCAAAGATGAACTAAAAGAACTTATTTGGAAAGAACAACCAGTAGACCAGTTTGACTTAGATGTCTACGAGATTGTTGATGAACTATATATGTTACTGCTGAGTAAGCATAACGATTATGGTCCACTCAACATCGCTCAGTCTCCTGGTGGTCCTCTCAATGGTCTACGTGTTCGTATGTGGGACAAGATTGCTCGCATCAATCACTTGATTGACAATGGTTCAGATGCACAGCATGAACCTCTTGAGGATTCCTACAAAGACCTAGCAAACTATGCTATTATTGCACTAATGGTACTACGAGGAAAGTGGCCAACAGAATGAAAATATTCGGACCTTACAAGGGCTCAAAGCAGAATGGTGGACGTCCAATCTACGTCTTTAAGAGAAAGAAGAAAGATGGCGAAGTGGTTACGACTTCTAGCAATAAGGCTAGAGTTGATTACGAAAAAGCCACAGGAAAAACCTTACCAAAGGAAACAGAAGTCGACCACAAGAACAACAAAGGTCGAGCAGGAGATGACAGGTTATCAAACCTCAGAACCATTTCCAAAAGTAAGAATGTGGGATTAGAGAACAAACGTCGCGCTAAAAAAACTGTTGCTAAAAAGGCAGCACCAAAGAAAGCAGCCAAAAAGAAATGAAAAATATCGTTTGCATTTCCGACTTGCAGGTACCGTATCATGATGTCGAAGCCACGAAGGCAGTGGCAAAGTTTATCCAGTGGTATCAACCTGAGACAGTCGTCTCTTGTGGAGACGAAATGGATATGCAGACAATCAGTAAATGGAGTAGAGGAACTGAATTAGAGTTTGAACGTTCTATTGCTCGTGACCGTGACTTAACACGCAAAGTCTTGTATGACTTAACTGTTGAGCACATGGTGCGCAGTAACCACACTGATAGATTATTTAACACAGTTGCTATGCGCGCTCCAGGACTTCTTGGATTGCCAGAGTTGCAACTAGAAAACTTTTTAGGCTTAGACGAACTTGACATTAAATACCATGCAGACCCTTATGAGTTAGCCCCTGGCTGGCTTCTTATGCATGGTGATGAAGGAAATGTGCAACCCACTGCTGGTGCGACTGCCTTGGGCCTTGCAAAGCGCTCAGGAATGAGCGTAGTGTGTGGTCACACGCACCGCATGGGGTTGACACATCAGACTCAGACTTACCGTGGTGGTAAGCCTAAGACTGTATGGGGTATGGAACTTGGTAATCTGATGGATTACCGTAATGCAAAATACATCAAGGCAGGTCTATTCACTTGGCAGCAAGGGTTTGGTATCTTGCATGTTGATGGCAAGAATGTAACACCACAACTTGTACCAATCATCAACAATTCTTTCACTGTGGATGGAAAAACATTTAAGTGGTAGAAACAGAACACTATGAAGGCATGGTGGGTACAATTGCATATGAGTTCTCTCGTAAGTTTCACATGTGTGATGCAGATGATATTAGACAAGAGTTATGGATTTGGTTTTTAGAACATCCCAATAAAGTTAAGACTTGGGAAGAACTAGAAGGTAAGCAGTCAGTTAAGTTGATTGCTAGGTCACTACGTAATGCTGCTAAAGATTACTGTCAGCGTGAGAAGGCTCGTGCTGTTGGTTACAAGGTAGAAGATAACTATTACTATGACCGTGAGGTTGTTGAGTTGTTGCTACCAGCAGTGCTTCGTAAAGACTTAGTTGCACCTGCTATGACTGAACTAGGTTTCACTAAGGCTAAGAAGGTTGCATCAGAAGGTGGAAATTGGTTTGCCATGATGGCAGATATTGACAGGTCACTGTCTCGTTTGACTCAAGAACAATTGAGTATCATCTATCTTCGTTTTGGAGATGGGTGCGATAACGCTAGCCTGGCAACAGAATTAGCCATCACCGAAGATGCAGCACGTATGCGTGTGAACAGAGCAATAAACAACTTATTAAATTTCCTTGGTGGTACACGTCCACGTAAGGAACGAGACTATACAGAAGAGGAAGCCAATGAGCGAGCCAACAATGGACGAAGTGAAGAAGACGTTCGAGATATTGCAGAAGAAGTTAGCGGACAAGACTTGGGCTGATTCTCAAGACGCTGATTTTATTGCTGCGTTAAATCGCATTGAGAATACCTTTCAGCAAATGGGTGCTCAGATTTATATCTTCGTAAGTTATTTTGAGCAATATGTTGCTGCAATTCAGTCATCACCTATCTTTTCATCTGGCGACATTCCATCTGACGACAGTCAATCTAGTAATCCAACACAAACTTCT